TCCAGATATTCTGCGGCTTGTTGATCGGACCAGCGAAGCAGCGGCGCTGCTCGAAGTAGGACACGGCGCCGGGGTAGTCGCCCGCGGCGCTGAATACGCTGTCGTAGATGGGGGGCGTGCCCCCCAGGTCCGGGGCGATGTTGTCGTCGACGATGGACAGACCGGTCGTTTGGCCGATGTAGCCGTAAAGGCCGCCTTGCAATTTATAGACGTTGTAGCGCGAAGCGCCGGCCACTGCCCCCCATGAGATTGTCACGGTGGCGCCGGTTTCGAACAGGTTGCCCCCCACGCTCGACGCAGCCGACGCGGCCGACACACTGACCCCTTCGGCATCCACCGCGGTAACCACGTAGGTGTAGGTGTACTTCACCGAGGTGTGCCCGGCAGCTACCAGGGTCGGGGCGCCCGGCGGCGAAATGGGCGAGGCGAAGGCAATGGTCGAGAGTTGCCAGTTCGTCGCCCCCAGGCGGCGCAGTTCGCGCGGCGCGTAGTTGGGGTGGACCAGGGTCAGCACGTCGGCCGACTGCACGTAGTGGATATCGAACAGGTCGGCTTCGGCGTAAGGGTTGGCGACTTCGTAGGGTGCGCCCCCGCTCAACAGGGTGGCGCCTTGGGTGTGGAAGCGGAAGTAGCCAGCGCCAAGCTCCAGCACCATGGTTTGCGTGGTCGAGTAGGTGAAGGGGAGTAAGCGCACCTTCTTGGTTGAGTCCTTGACCGCGCGCACGAAAGCAAACCCGGCGCGGTTCTCGGCCGGGCCGTGGGGCTTGGTGACAAAGTTGCGGCAGGTGGCCAGGCCCGTCTGATATTTGACATCATCGATTCGCCCGAGCATTTCCGGGCTGACCTCGCCCCCGGTAAAGGCGCGCTGCAGGGTGCGGATTTTCGACATGGCGCTATCTCCCGGCGAGCCAAGGGGGGTTGTGGTCCTTGGACGTTTTGCGCTGGTTGGCGTCGGACACGATCGCCTGGCTTAACACCGCGCGGAAATTGGCGTAACACGATTTCGCCATGCCCGCGCCGTCATCGCCCTTGATAACCGGGCCGGCCAGGTGGGAGGCCAGCAGCCAGGAGAGCGCGTCGACGAAGAGCGGCGAGAACCGGGTGGTGTCGGTCGTGCGCGCGATGTAGCGCAGGCTGGCGTCCTCCTGGTTGGTCAGGATGATGGCTGTCCCGTTGGCGTCGCTTCCTGCCTCGTAGGGCTGCGTTTCAGCATCGTTCGAGGCCGACGCCGGTAGCACGGCCAGCAGCTTGATCGCGCCGGTCGGTTCGGCGTAGGCGATGGACCAGCCCCACGAATCGGTCGCAAGCGCAGCAAGCAGCACGCGCCGAGTGGCGAACTTCCAGGCATGCATTTCCAGCAGCGAGTCGCGGGCGATCGGATAGAAGCGGGCGCAGTGTTCAGCCTGCGCAGATCCTTCCGGCGGGTCGATGCTCGCTATGGCGGCGTTGTCGCCAAGGCGCGCCAGCGCGAGGTTTGCAATATCAACTTCCGAAGCCATAGCCTTGCACCTATCAAAAACACGGGGGCACGAAGCCCCCGTAAAACCGTTGAGCTACACGGCGGAGGAGATCAGACCAGGGGCTCGGTTTCCTGCTGGGGCTTCCCTTTTTTGCCGCGCGCCGGTGCGTCGAAGACTTCGCCCGGCTCAGCCGGCTCGAACCACGATGCCTGGAGGCCTTCCGGTGCGTCGAAGACTTCGCCCGGCTCGCGCAGCTTTCCGAGGTAACCCTGTTTGGTTGCGATCACTTTCATGTCATCACCTCAATTAGAGCGCGTCGGGATAGGCGACGTTCTGCTGGCTGCCGGAGACAACCTGGGCGGAGAACGCACCGGCGGTCAGCGGGCCGGTTGCGACCGTGTAGTTCACACGGCAGTAGCGGCGTAGCTTGGTCGGCATCGGGATGATGTGCTGATAACCGGCTACCAGCGCGGCCTTGCCGATGGCGGCGGAGACGGAGACGTCGGCGAAGGTTACGTTGTCGGCCGAGTCCTGCACCGCGAAGGTGACGGTCGCGTCGCCCACGGCGGTTGCCGCGGCGTCGACGGTGATCGCCATGCTGGAGCGGTCGTCCATGCCGACGTTGGGGTTGGCCTGACCGAAGTCGATAACGTCGGTCGAGGCAGCGGTCGCGGTGACGGCCTGCGCGTTGGATACTTGGAGATTCTTGTCGATGAACATTCTGGTTCCTTTCAGGGGGAGTCGTTAAGCGGAGGCGGTTTGCCCGCCCCCAGCCAGTTACACCACGCGGGCCTCGGTGAGAAGCAGCGCGTCGGTGCGGCGGCACGGAACGCCGTCGAACGTCACGACCTTCTTGCCACCGACTTCTTCCATCGTCAGCGTCGACGCGGCGACCTTGTTGGTGATCTGGCGGCGCAGGAAGCTGCGGATTTTGCGCGGCATGTAGAACGCCGGGCGGCCCATGCCGATGTTGGGGATCAGCTCCAGCGCCTGGGTCATCAGGTCGATCAGGTCGGCGCCTGCGCTCGCGTTCTTGGTCAGGTCGGACACGTCGATGTTGGCGATGCGCGAGACGAAGCGCCAGTCGCGCAGGGACGCGCCAAGGTCCCACTTGTAGTGGGTGCGGTAGCCCTGGTAGCGGCCGCCCGCGGCGTCAGTCAGCGTGTCCTCGCCCAGGTCGCGTGCCTGCAGGCCAGCCGGCGATCCTTTCGGGTAGATCGCGTGGCAGGTGTTCGGGCCCCACACGACCAGCCAGATCGAGGCGTTGTCCGCCCCGGTGCCGGCTGCGTCGATGATGTTGCCGCCGTTCTCGGCCGCCAGGCTGTTGTAGCGCGGCGCCAGGCCCATGAACTTCTCAGGGTCGAGGCTGGAGTCGCCATAGAACAGCGTGTTCGCCATCGTCTGGTTGATGCCCTCGATGAAGGCGCGGTCCTCGCTCATGCGCCATGCGGCGGAGTTGCCGTTAAGGTCAGCCAGCGCCTTGTCGACTTCGGCGTAGGTTTCCAGCATGCCCATGCTGTCCTTCACCGGGACGGTGCGGGACTTCTCGGGCTGCACGCCGTAGTTCAGCTTGCGCCAGGTGCCGGCGGGCAGGCCGGAGCGCACGGTGGTCTTGTGCTCGGTGAAACCGTTGGCCTCGATCATCGTCATGTCGTCGAGGATTTCGTTGGTTTCGCTCAACATCTCGATGATGGCCGGATCGATCTTGCCGTCCGCAGTCATTCGGCTGGTCAGGTCGGCCAGGGTGGGGTTGGTGGTGCTCAGAGTAGGCATTTAGCGCTCCTTGGGTTAGGGGTTCATGTTCGATGCTTTGTAGAGACTTCTGGCGTCACCGCTCTTGCTTGGCGTATTCCCGCCAGCGACGAAGCCGTCTTCACTGATTGCCTTGCCGGCCCGGTAGAACGCCAGCACAATATCCGGGTTATTGCCGAGGAAGGACTCTTACAGCAGCGTGCGAAGTTAGGGAGTGCCGAAGGTGTCGAGGGCTTTCTTCGCCAGGGCCAGGTTCTCGGGCAGCTTGTCGCCGCCGAACTCCTTGTCGGCCTTGGAGGTTTCCCCCCACTCTTCGCGCGCCGCAGCCAGGGCGTTTTCCTGCCGGGTGGCCAGGGCGGGCGCGATCCTGTCGATCATCTTCTGCGCCGACTCGTTGGTCAGGTTCAATTCCTTGGCGACTTCGGAGAACTGTTCGAGCACGACCGGATCGAACTCGCGCCCCTCAGGCGCTTTGAACTCGTACTTCTCAGGCGCGCCTTGCGGCTTTGCCTGGTCGCCATCGGTCTTGCCACTCTCGGCTTGCGCTTCGGTGGTCTGGCCTTCGGTCGTTTGCTGCTGACCGCCGGCATCCGCTGCAGTAGCGGGCGTGGTGGTCGTTGCGGATGCGGCTTCGCCTTCAGTGGTCGTTGCGGCTTCGGTCGTCATCAGGGTTGCTTCGGTTGTCATTCGCTTCTTTCAACATGGTTGGATAAAGCTCAGGGCATAGCGTGTGGATCTGCGCAAGCATGTTCAGCCCGCTGTTCCGGTTCCCCTCGGCGAATGCCATCTGCATCGCGTTGGTGTTGAAACTGAGGCGGAACACCCCGGCCCGCTCCAGAAAGCGCCACACAATCCGGCGCCCCCGCTTGCTGCCCATGAGCCATTTCAGATCCCCCTTCTCGGTATCCTGTGACAGCCGGTTGCGCAGGTCGGTGTCGGCCTTGGTGCGCTCCTGGCTGCGGATGTCGGTGGGGTCGTAACTCATGGCGTCAATCTATGCGCGAATGGGCGAGGTACGCGCACCGCTCAGGTGTACCCGCTGAAAGCGCGCGTGATGTCGGTCAGCGCCGACTGCTTGCCGGTGTCCACGCTGCCCAGCTTTTGTGCGGTGTCAGCGCCCTGGTTGAGCATGGCGGCTTGTGCTTGTTCCTGCGCGGCCTGAGCGCGCTGCTGGCGGATCAGCGCTACCTTGTCGCCCGGTACGACCAGCTCGGGGTCGATGCCGAGCATGTCGGCGTAGGCGTCGGCCCATCGATCGGCATCGAACTTGTCGAGGACTTCCGGCTTGATGCCCGCCACCGCGCCGAGGTTGCCGACGAAGCGATCCACCGAGTTGGTGGCGATGGCGCGCTGCGCCTGTGCCAGCATGGACACGAACTCGACGTTCAAGTCCATGCCCTGTAGTTCCTGCGGCGGCGGCGGCACGATGTTGGCCTCGACCATGCGGGTGAACGTCATTTCGATCAGCGGGTCGAGGATCTCGTTGTGCAAGCGTTCGAGCACCGGGCCCAGCATCAGCAGCTTTTCTTCGTGGCGTTCAGCTACCTCGGTCGCTGTCATCGCGCTGTTGGTGCCGTTCGCCAGCATCAGGAACAAGTCGGCGTAGAACGCGCCCTTGATGCGTCCGCGCACATCCTGGATGTCGGCCAGCAGGTGGGACAGGTCGATGTTGACCTCGAACGCCGAGCGGATGCCGCCGTTGGGCACCGCGGCGTCGACGTATGAAATGCCGCCCGGCAGCGTGTCGACATCCCGGCCTTTCATGCTGGTCGGTACTTGCAGCGGTGGGTTGGTCTTGTAGTCGATGCCCTGTGCCTTGCGCAGCTGCTGGTGCTGCAGCTGCTTGATGTCGCCGAGCGCTTCCATGGCCGGGCTGTTACCGTAGATGTCGCCGCCGGTCGTCGCCCAGCGCGGGCACAGCGCCGGAAACTCCTTGAAGCCGGACTCGCGCAGGTAGCTGTCGCCGTTTGCTCCAGGCTCCAAATAGCAGGACTTCCAGGGCATGTTCTTGGCATCGCGCTTGCCGTATTCGCGGTCGGTGCGCGGCTCGATCAAGTGCAGCACATTCACCCACTGCTCCAGGGCGCCCCGGTCGTATAGACCTTGCACCGTGGTGCTGCACTTGTCGCGGCCGAACTCGCTGACCATCTGCGCCACCGTCATCTGGAATTCCCGGTAGAGCGTGTTGACATTGCTCCGATGGTCGGTCGCCAGCGCGTACTCGCCCGCGGTGAGCAGGTTGTGGTGAATCACGTTGTCGAAGTCAGGCAGCACGATGCTGCTGGCGGTGCCGAACGCGCCCAGCTCTTCGTAGCAGGAATGCAGCGCGCGGTAGGTGTTGGACTTGGCGAACACCATCTGCATCAGGCGCGTCACGTCGGCCAGCCACGCCTTGACGGCTGCCGACTCGTCCAGTTCGGGGATTGACGTGGTGAGGCGGAACCAGGGGCGTGCCGGGCTCGTCATGCCAGCCATCATTCCGGCGGCGAGGGTGCGCAGCGCGCGGGTGCCGGTGTTGTCGTAGATCGCGTTGTGCCGCTTGTCGCCGCGATTGCGGTCGTCGGTCGTGAATCGCCCCGAGCGCGGCAGCAGGTTCTCGCTGATTTCAGTCCAGTGGGCGACCCAGCTCGCACGCTCTGACTTCAGGCTGCCCCAGCGGGACAGCAGCTTGTCGCGCGGCGTGTGCTTGTCGGCCATCGATCAGCCGCCGAGCAGGGTGTTCTTGCCGAGCGACATCGCGTTCGGGTCCACACCCTGCGGACCGGTCAGCATGGTGCCGGACGCA